CACGATCACGCGCGAGGACGGCAGTATTGATGACCAGGCCACAGCGGAAACGGCGCGGTTGAGGTGCAGGGGATGCGCCAAGGAATACAGCGACGATGTGCAGACCCGGCGGATGTTGGCATCCTCCAACATGGACAACGGCGGGCTTGGGTATATCTCGACCAATCCCATCGGACTGCGCGACTGCCGCGGTTTCCATGTCGATTCGCTGGCGATCTGGTGGATTCCCTGGGCGCAGGAGGTGCTGGAGTTTCTGGAAGCCTCGCGCCTTGCCAAGCAGGGCGTCACCGACAAACTTCGTCAGTGGCGTCAGAAACGCCGGGCGCAGTTCTGGTCTGATGACATGGCGGATTCGGAAATCCTCATCACGCGCAACGGCTTCACCAAGATGGATCACGAGGATGGCAAGCCGATTGAGGGCGAGGTCCGCCGGTTTGCCACGATTGATGCCGGCGGCGACCACTTCTGGATGACCATCGCCGGGTGGCGGCAGGGTGGGGTGTGCCGGGTTTTGTGGGAGGGCTATGTGCCAAGTGACGGCCGCGACGAGGCGGATCTTTCCGGGATCGTCTCGCGCTACAACGTGCAGGCGTCTCACGCCTTCATCGACATCGGCTACGAGCAGGACCGCATCCTCGACCTGTGCGTCAAATATGGGTGGACCGGGATCAAGGGGGAGGGCAATAAGCGGTTTTTTGTCCACAAAGGGGCGAATGGGAAGCCGGTGGAAAAGCTCTATTCACCCATCAAACGCGCCCGCGCCAAGTCTGGCGGCGTGGCCCGGTTCATCTTCCTTGCGTCCAACCCTATCAAGGACGTCCTCGCCCGCATGATGCAGGCCGGCGACCAGATTGAGATCCCCGCCGATGTTTCCAAGCCGTTTGAGAACCACATGAAGTGCGAGCGACGGACGGTGGAAAAACACCCGAAGACCGGCGAGGAAAAGTCGGTCTGGATTCGCCCAGGTTCAAAAGCAAACCACCTATGGGACACGATGTGCTATCAAGTCGGGGCGGCGCTGGCGTTCCGGGTTTTTGATGACAGCGGGGAATGACCGTGCTAATGTGTTCCACCATGAAAGAGTTCCTTCTTGCCACTCCCGCCTTGGTGCTGCTGATCGCCGCCGCTGCTTTTATTTTCGCCGTCATCATGCAGCCGATCTTCGTCTGGATCATCTGCGCGAGGGTGAAGCGGACCAACGCCCTGCTGGCGCGTGTCGAGCGGTTGCTTGAGAGACCGCAGCACACGGCTTTGCCCAACCCGGTGAAGCGCAACGGGTAGTTTGACATTCGCGCCATGGCGGCGACTCCATCGGCGTGAACGTCGCCAGCCTTGGGAACACCATTTACTCCGCGGTCAAGTGTGACGCGCAGGCGAGTGCCGCTATCCGCGCCGAGTTCGCGTCGCTGGCATTGAGCATCGCCACGGACCCGAACGCATCCGCGCGGGTGACATCCGCCACGATCAACGGGCAGACGTTCTCCGCCCAGTCCGCGATGACCAATGGCCAGCGGTTGCAGGTATTGCGGTGGGTTGTCCTGTGTCTCGACAACGGTTCTCCGATTTCAAGCACGCAGCTCACCACGTTCTAAGCCATGGCCATCCTCAACGAATTCGGCAACCCCTACACGTTCGCGCATGCGGCGGATCGTTCGTATCGTCGCGGCCCGCAGTATGCCGTCCGCAATGATGACATTGACCGTCTCATCCCGTCACATGACCGGCGCACGTTGTGCAGTTTGAGCAACCGGCTGTTCATGAACATGGGCGTGCCGCGCGCGTGCATCCTGCAAAAAGCGGATTACGCCGTGGGCGAGGCATGGCTGCCATCCTACGCCGGCCAGGACATCGAGAAGGGCAAGGCGGTCGCCAAGTTCATGACCGATGTGTGGTTGCCGCAGTGCGACACCCGCGGTGGCATCTTCGACTGGTGGAAGGTGCTGGAACTCTCATCCGTCGCCATCGACCGCGATGGCGAAATTTTCTGGCTGATGGTGAAAGGTGCGGACGGTTTCCCGCGCATCCAGCTCATCCCATCGCACCGGTGCTACAACACAGGCACCGAGAATGTGGTCAATTCCGGGCCGTTCGCCGGCTACCGGATCAACGACGGCATCATCTATTTCAGGAGCGGCAGGCCGGCCGCCTATCGCTTCAACGTCGGAGTGGACAAGGAGGTGTTCCAGGACATCCCGGCCTCTGATGTGATCCACCTGTTTGACCCGACCCACTGCGAGCAGGGGCGCGGTCTCCCGGCCTTCACCCATGCGCTGGAATCTCTGAAGATGTCGTTGTTCTCGACCGAGGACGAGCGCATCCGCCAGCAGATCATCTCGCGCCTGCACCTCACTATTTTCAACGACACCGGCGCGCCCGACCTAGATGACCCCATGACCGAACTGGACCGGACCACGGATCAAGGGGCGGCGGGCTTCTCATCAAAGGCGTTTCCCGGCGGTGTCATGTATCTACCTGCCGATGGCAACCAGCGCATCGAGCAAATCAAGCACGACAACCCCGGCCCGGTGTGGGAGGCTTTCCAAGACCGCCTCAACCGTGACGCCATCGTCCCGGTGTGGTCCTATTCCGTCTGGAAAGGTGCCGGCCAAGGCACGGCGGAGCGTGGCGAGATCATGAAGTGCCGGCGCTTCGTCACCAAGCGGCAGGGCCAGCTCTGGTATGCCGCGAAGCGTGCGTTCGCATGGGCCTACTCCGTCTTCGCGGAGGGTGGCCGGTTTACCCCGCTCAACAACCCGACGGCGTGGACATTCAGCTATCCGCCGCGTCTCACCGTGGACGATGGCCGGGAGTCCAAGATGGAACTCGACGAATTGGTCACTGGCTCGCGCAATCTGTCCGAAGTGCTCGGCGCCCGCGGCCTGACCGAGGACGAGTTTTATGACGCCCGCGCCCGCTCGGTGTGGAAGCGCAAATACAAGGCCCGCAAGATATCGGAAGAACTCAACGCCGCGCATGGCGTGGACATCACCGTGGAAGACCGCGAGATGTTCATGCAGACGGCCAACGAAATGGCGGCACAGCCACCGGCAGAAGAACCGGAGCCGCCGGAACCACCAACCACCACCCAAGACGATGAAGATGCTGACGATTGAAAACAAAAGCGGCAAGCTGCGGCTCAACGAGGTCGTTTCCAAGCCCGCCATCGAGCGGATGATTGACGAGATCGGCAAGCTGTTCGGCGCCACCGCCGCGGCAGAGGGCGCGGATTTCGGAATCATCATGAACTCCGCGGAAAACGCGGTGGACACGCTTGAGATCGAGATCAACAGCCCCGGCGGCAGTGTCTTTGACGGTTACACCATCTTCCAGGAAATCAAGAGCCTGCGCGAGCGTGGTGTGGAAGTCACCGCCACCATCACCGGCATGGCCGCATCCATGGCATCCGTCATCGCCATGGCTTGCAACACCATCCGCATGGTGCCGCACGCCCGCATGATGATCCACGATGCCTCCAATGTCGTGGGCGGCAATGCCGAGCAACTCCGCAAGGCCGCGGACCTTCTTGATAGCATCTCGGCGGACATCGCCGCCATCTACGCCGACCGCACCGGCAAGGACATCGAGGACATCCGCGCCATGATGAAAAAGGAAACATGGATGGGTGCCAAGGATGCCGTCGCCGCAGGCTTCGCTGACGAAATTTTTGACATTCGCGCCACAACCCCGATTTCCATCGATATGAGTTTGCTCACCAAACTATTCCCCGGCAAAAACGAATCCGAAATCGAGGCGTTGATCGCCGACACCGATTCGCTCCGCAATGATCTGACCAACGCCCAGGCCGCGATTGAATCCCTGCAAGCCGACGTTTCCGCCAAGGATCAAACCATCGCGGAAAACATCGCCAAGATTGCGGAACTCACCGAGTCGCATGAAGCGGTGGCCGGCCAACTCGCCACGGCCCAGACCGCGCTGGAAACCGCCGCGGCCGAACTCGCCGCCAAGGACGAGGAGATCGCCGCCGCCAAGGAATCCGCCAGCAAGGAAGCCACCCAGATTCTCGCCGCCATCGGCCAACCCGAGCCGCTGCCGGAATCCGAAACGAGCGGCCCCGTCGATCATCTCGCCGTCCTCGGCAAACTCCAAGGCGCCGAACGCACCGCATACTACAACGAAAACAAGGCGGAAATCCGCAAAGCTCTCACCAAACCCTGATCTCCAACCAATAAACCACCATGGCCACCATCGCCTTCAATGATACCATCTTCGCGCAAGAGTCGCTCAAGGCTTTTACCGCGACGCTCGCCCCGCTCCGCGCCTTTTCCAAGTCGCTCGACAACCAAACCGGAAAGAAGGGTGACGCGATTGTCGTCCCGTTCATTTCCGCGCTGACCGCTTCCACGTTCAACGCCACCAACACCAACTACCAGCTGGGCGGTGGTGCGGTGACCCACAACACGGTCAACCTGAACAACCACAGCATCGTCACCTTCGATATCACGGATCTCCAATCCGCGAATTCGTCCGGCGCCCGATTCGACGAGCTTGCCGCGCAAGCCGGCCGCGCTCTCGGACAGCGCGTGCTTGAGAACATCTGGAAGCTCATCACCACCACCAACTTCGGCTCCGCTTCGATCACCACCCTGGAAACCAACTACGGTTTGGAGGAACTGATCGAGCTTCGCAAGGTGCTGGCCGGCCGCAACGTGGACGTTTCCCCCGGCGTCTGCTCGTTCATTCACAACACCGTCGTGGGTGCTTCGCTGCTCGGCTCGACCAACGTGCTGCAAGCCTACTCCATCGGTGACAACCAAGCCGCCCGCCAAGGCACGCTCGGCCAGCTCATTGGTTTCCCAACCTACGAAACCAACATCATGCCGACCGCTTCGACCTCGCTCGTCGCGTTCGCCGCTCACCCGGATGCCATCATGGTCGCCATGCGCTACCTTGAGCCGCAGGCCGCCGGCGAGTATCTCGCCACCGAGCGCGTTGCCGATCCATCCGGCATCGTGATGGGTTATCGCCGCAGCTTCAACCAAGCGACCGGAACCATGTATGGTGCTTTCGAGTGCCTCTATGGAACCGCCACCGGCTTGACCCTCGGCCTCGCCTTCGGCACCAAACCGTAACCTTCTCTGCTGGGTTCGTTTCATGGTCCGCCGCATCTGGGAAACCGGGTGCGGCGGTTTTGTTATTGCAAAGAGTTGGCAGTTGCATGAAACTTGCATAAAGAAATGAGAAACAAACTGAGTCTGTGCGTAATCGCTGGCAATGTTGAGAGTCACATCGGGAGATTCCTGGATGCCTTCGGGCCGGTTGCTGATGAGGTGATCGTGGTTTCCGCCATCGGCAATCAGGTGTTTGACCGGACGCCGCGGATCGTTGAGGAGCGGAATTGCCGGTGGGCGAATTACCGGAACGTCAACGGCAGACATTGGCCACACGTCGATGACTTCGCCGCCGCCCGGAATATGGCGTGCGACATGGCGACCGGGGATTGGTTGATGTGGGCGGACACGGATGATATCATCACGCCGGATTCGGTGGAGCAGATCCGCCGCTTGATCGACGACATCCACGACAAGGATGTGGACGGGGTGCTGATGCGTTACGTGGTGCCGGAAGACGGCGTGATCAACTGGCGCGAGCGGATCTGGCGCAAAGGTTCGGCACGGTGGGAGAATCCCATCCATGAGTGCCTGAAATTCCGCGAGGGTGCGAAGCAGATGCGTTTCGATGGCGCCGAGATTGTCCACGCCAGTGAGAAGCGCAGCGCGTCACGCGATGAGCGCAACCTGCGTATTCTCGAAAGCATCCCCGAAGCGGACCGCACCATTTCGCAGAAGTTCCACGTTTTCCAAAGCCTGATTGCGCTCGACCGCAACGCCGAGGCGATCGCCAAGGCCGTTGAGTTCGCCCAACTTGAGGGCGTGGGGACCAATGAACGTTACGAGGCGTTTTTCCAACTCGCGCGGCTGGCGAGCGATGATGAAACCAAGCAGGCGATGCTGCTCCAGGCGCTTGCCACCGATCCGACCCGGCGTGAGGCTTACGGCGAGCTTGGCCTAGCCAATATCATCACCGACCCGAAAGCCGCGCTCGGATACACCGAGGCCATGATGGGCCTCACCTTGCCGCGTGCCGCGCCGTGGAACCTTCGGCGCAACTACTACGGCAGCCTTGGCATCAGCCTGCGTGCGTCCGCCCTGCGCGTCAACAACAGGTCAGAGGAAGCGGATGCGCTGGAAACTAACCATTTTATCCGAAACGGCGCCAAAATCAGTCTTTTGCACGCGACCAGGGGACGACCGGCACAGGCATGGCGGACGCGGATGGACTGGCTGCGCTCCGCAACCAATCCCGATGCCATCGAACATATTTTTGCCATCGATGCGGACGACGAAACGAGCATGCCGCTGGTGGTGGCGCGGTGCGTGGTCAGCAAGGATTCCGTCGGCCCGGTCGGGGCGTGGAATGCCGCGGCCAAGGTCAGCAAGGGTCAGGTGCTGGTCCAGCTTTCGGACGACTTCGCGCCGTTCCAAGGGTGGGACACGGCGATCCTCGACACCATCGGAGACACCAGCCAGCCGGCGGTTCTCGCGGTGAGCGACGGCCACCGGAATGATGACCTGCTGTGCATGGCGATCTGCACGCGGGCGCGCTACAAACAGCAGGGCGACCTTTTCCACAAGGAGTTCTTCAGCATGTTTTCGGACAACTGGTTCTCCCACTGTGCGTTCCGTGACGGGGTGGTGATCGACGCCAGGGACCGCATCGTTTTCGAGCACATGCACCCGGCGTTCGGCAAGGGGCGGATGGATGAAACCTACGCGCGGTCCAATGCCACGCTGAACTATCAAACCGGGGCCGGCACGTTCAACCGGCTGCAAGAAGGCATCCGCGTGCCGTCGGAGATCGACGGGTGGTGCGATTACAAGGCGTTGTATTATGCCATCGCGGAATGCCTGCCGGATGGAGGCACTTTTGTGGAGATCGGATCATGGCAGGGCCAGTCCGCCGTTACCATCTGCCAACGGCTTCAAGACATGGGCAAGAAAGCGAAGGTCCACTGTGTGGACACGTTTGAGGGCGAGAAGAACCAACCGGCGCACATCGAAATCGTGCAGAGCCTGGGCGGTTCCACCTTCGGCAAGTTTTGTGAAAACATCACGGCGGCAGGGGTGGCGGACATGATATCACCGGTGACGGGTGACAGTGCGGACTCCGCGGCCTTGTTTGAGGATGGTTCTCTCGACGGGGTGTTCATCGACGCCGCTCACGATTACGACTCGGTGGTGCGCGATGTCGCCGCATGGTTTCCCAAGGTCAAGCCGGGCGGGATCATCGCCGGCCACGATTACCCGTTC